AAAGGCGTTAATAGCAGCAGAAGAAGAGAAGCAACAATTGGCGCAAGAGAACAGTGAATTGCAGATTGAACTAGATCGCGACAAACAATATTACACAGTTAAGCGAGTCGCTAAGCTCAATAAAATTAATTGGAGAACGATAGATTGGCGGAGCTTAAAACAAGCTAGTCATGCGATGGAACGTGAGATAAAAAAGACGTTTGATGCCAATTTCGCAGAAGTAAACGCCTACCACATTGACGTTTGGCAATATGAGTATCCGTACTTGAGGTATGAGTAATGATCAAAACTCTTCTGAACAACATCAAGTCGGCAATTTTGAGCGATTCAAATTTTAAATCGTGCCTGATTTATCCGAACGCACGAGGAGAAGTTGTTGCGCCAGCGGTTTTTCTGGAGGTTTCGAACTATTCTACAGGAAACGATCCAGCTACAGATGAACTTGCGTTAGTCGCAAACATAGAAGCTCGAGTTGTCGTTGATACAATCTCAGAAGATGCCGAATTGATCTGCCAAAATTTAGCTCAAGCCGTTGCGAACTTAGCTCATTTAAATTCATTCGGATGCGAGGTTTCTCCTGCAAAAATTACTTCAATTTCAAGAGATTCATTCAAACCAGAATTTGATGCTTACATCTGTTGGCTTGTCGAATGGCAGCACGAATTCCATGTTGGAAAGTCAGTTTGGAACGAATCAGGAATTCCTCCGCACACAATATATATAGGAGAATCCGCAAATGGTTGATGGTTTTGCATTTTCAGAAGTCGTGAGGAAGCTTGCGAATCTGATTCGCATCGGAAAGGTTGCTGAGATCGACGGCTCTAACGTAAAAGTTCAAATCGGATGCGTAACAACAGGCTGGCTTCCAATTGTCTCATGCGCAGGCGAAAATCTGATCTGGCTTCCAGTTTCAAAAGGCGAACAAGTTGCAGTTTTTGCTCCGTTTGGAGAGTTTGCTCAAGCGTTTGTTTTGAGATCGATTCATTACAACAACTTCCCTGCTCCAGCAGAGCAAAACACAATTTCTGTGAGCGCAAAAAGCGATGTAAAAGTTGCTGGCGAAGGAGAATGTGAGGTTACTTTTCAAAATGGATTTGAGATCCGAGTTGGCAACGCTTCTTTGAAAATGTCAGACTCAAAAATCAGCCTAAATTGCGGAGCATCGAGCATTGATATTGCAGAAGATTCAATCGTTATAAATTCTGGATCAATTACAACGATACCTTCGTTATGCCTGTGTAATGGAGAATTGTGATGATAGGAATGAGCAACCAAAATGGCGGATATTTGAACGATCTCGAACATTTGAAGCAATCGATTATCGATATTCTTACAACTCCAATCGGTTCAAGAGTTATTTGTCGCGATTATGGATCTAATTTGTTTCAACTGATCGATATGCCGATTAATCGCGAACTGTTTTCACGAATTTACGCAGCAGTTGCGGACGCAATCGACAAATGGGAGCCAAGATTCAAAGTCGAAAAGATCACAATCAACGCGATTAACGAAGGCCATATTATATTGTCGCTCATCGGCACTTATTTGATTACTCAAAGGAAGATCGAATTAAAGGATTTAACAATATGAACCAAGTCGATCTAGAAACACCGCAGATTATTGAAGAACTCAGCTTGAACGAAATTCTTGAGCAGATGCGCGACAAGCTTATCTCAATTGAACCTGAGTTTTCCGCGTATTTAGAAAGCGATCCGTTGATTAAGTTGATGGAAGTTGCTGCCTATCGCGAACTTTTGTTGCGGCAGAGGATCAATCAAGCTGCAAAGGCTAATTTACTGGCTTTTTCGACAGAATCTGATCTGGATCACCTCGCTGCATTTTATGGAATTACACGAAAAGAAAACGAAACTGACGATGAATTGAGAATCCGAACTCAAGCAAAAATCGTTGGCTGGTCGACCGCAGGAAGTAGAGAGGCTTATAAATTCCATGCGCTAAATGCTGATCCTAGAGTAAAAGAAGCCAACGCTGATTCGCCAGAACCAGGTCTTGTAAGAATCTCGATTTTATCAAAAGAAAACGGAGGTATTGTTTCCGAAGAACTTCTGCAAACCGTAACTGATTACTTACAAAAAGACGACATTCGCGTTTTAACGGACACCGTACAAGTTGTTCCATGCGCGTTAATTGATGTTGATGTTCGAGCAAAAATCACTTTGATGTCGTCAACTCCGACCGAATTTTTAAGCACAATCAAAACATCATTCAAAAACGCTTTTTCAAAAATTGTAGGCCTCGGAGTTTCGATTTCGCGAAGCTGGATCATCTCGAATTTGTTTTTGGATGGCGTGAAAGATGTTCAATTGCTATCGCCTACCTCTGATGTTGAAGTTTCAGAAGCCGAATGCGCAAGATTAATCGAAGTGGAGTTAACGATATGAGCCTGCTTCCGCCAAACGCAACGAAATTCGAAAAAGCTGTCGAGCAATCGATCAAATATAACGTTGATCCGAACATTTTAGCCGGCTTTAAATTCAATCAACCAAGTTCAAAAATTCTACTTTCTTTGTCTTGGGAATATTCGCTTGCTCAAATCAAAATCGACGATTTTAAAGAGAGGATTCTTCAAGGGCTGGAGTTTCACAGACTAAAAGGAACGCATTATTCATTGCGCAAAGCGTTGTCGTGGTACGGATTAACAGGAGTTGTGATCGAGGAAGAAGAGCCAGGCAAGCATTTTGCCGAGTTCCAGATTGGCTTCGATTCTGCGCCTGAAAATTTCAACAGCGAAACAGTTGTAAACGCCACAAAGCTCGCCGCACCTCTTAGATCAAGATTGTCTAGAATGTACAACAAAGATTGCGACGTTCGACATTTCGTCTTGAACCAATCCGATTGGGGCGATTTGCTTTCTGATCACTCTGGAATTTACATTGCTGACGGCTGGCCTAAATTATCCTTCGGCAGAAAGATTTTTTGCGCCACTAGCTTCTCAGATTATCTCGGAAAATATTCAGCGAAATCACAAAAATACACTCAAACAGAAAACGAAGACAGGTTCCGATTAAGTTACGGATTGTTGGACGATTCGTTTCATTTTCAGTATTACGATAACGATTTTTATCAGCAGAAGACTGTCGTTAATTTCGACTTTATCGGCGACAAACTGCCTGCAAAAACTATTCGTCCTACTACACTTGCAAGAGCTATGGTAGTGCTTTCAGAATCAAAACTAGGCGAACTCAATTCATGTTATTCTGGCAATTATTCTCAACTAACTGAAGATGGCTTTACGTTGTCTTTTAGCTTTTTGTCTGAGCACAAATCAACAAACAACAACGTGCTAATCGACAAGCGTTTGTGGAGTTCGAAGAAAGCCGATTGTTTATATAAATTCGAAGTATCAATAAGCTCAATTAGATACAAATCATCATCAGTTTTAACAGGAAATTTAAACTCAGAAACGACACGGCATTGCGCAGATTCAACTACATATTGCGGATCTTATTTAGGAAACAATACTTGGCACGATCATCGACATTTTGATGTTTCGTGGTCTGATCAAAACTTTTATTCACAAATGACTTGAGGAGGAATGGAAATGGCAATCATAACGATTTCGGGCCGAGCAGGAATGGCGAAAAGCATAAAGAACAGCCCATTATACATAGCGTGGGGGCAAGGTCAACGAGATGTTGCAATTAACGAAAAGACGCCAGAAGATCCGAACCAGACAGCATTATTCAGAGAAGTTGGCAGACGTGTTGTCGACAATGTTCAATTTGTTATCGGAGATGATGACGGAGAACTTGTTACGCCAACTGGACGTTGGAGGATTTCCGAAACTCCGACAAACAATTTGTACATTTCTGCGACATTTGATTTTGAAGACGCCAGCGGTTACACAATTCGAGAATATGGCCTATTTGTGAATACAGAAACGAAGAAGGAATGTCCAGAAGGTCAACGATATTTTCTACCGACAGAAATCGAAAATCCTGGAGAATTATTAATGCTCGAGAACTGTGTACCATTGATTCGCACCGGAGATACGAGGCATGAATGCAATTTTGTGATGTCACTTTAGGAGGAATAATGAGCTTAGCCAAATATTACAATCGATTTGATCCAGCGAAAAAATACACAAAGTCATTATTTTTAGCAGGAAAAGGTTTGCAATCAGCGGAACTAAATGAAGTTCAAGAATACGCTAGCACAGCGATTAAAGGGATTGGAGACGCATTATTTGCAGACGGCGATATTATCAGCGGTTGTACTTGCGTGATTGATAACGTTACTGGCGAAGCATCTGTAGAAGCAGGCAAAATATACTTGCAAGGTCTTGTGCGAGATATTCACGAAGGCCATTTTACAATTCCGACAGACAAGTCAGTTCGTATCGGAGTTTATTTTAAAGAACGAACAATTACAGAGCTTGAAGACGCAAATTTGAGAGATCCAGCAATTGGGACAAGGAACTATCAAGAGCCTGGTGCAGCTCGAACGCAATATTTAATAAGTTGGGGATTTCAGTCTGTTGGAGTTACGGAAACGGATCAATCGTTAGGTGAATTCTACACAATATATAATGTTGAAAGTGGAGTTTTAGTTCAAAAAGCTCTTGCTCCGCAAATGGATTCGGTCAGTACAGCATTAGCCAGATACGATAACGAAAGCAATGGATCTTATGTAGTCAAAGGGATGAACGTTACTTGTATTTCAGCAAACGAAACAGAGCAGATTTTTTCAGTTAATGAAGGTAAAGCTCATGTTAATGGTTACGAAGTTGAATTAGCACATGCTTTGAGAAATCGATTTGAAAATGAGTGTGATTTGCAACGGATTGATTCTGATCCTTATATTTTCGATCCAGATGCTTTTGGTAATATGACGATCAACTTGAATTACACGCCTCTTGCCGAGGTCAAAACAGTTGATATTACTGCACAGAAAAAAGTGAATTTAACACATGGCTCTTACAGTGGAGTTTTAGATCCGATTCCGTCAACATCAGTTTTGGAGATTGTACAAATTAAGCAAGATGCGACGATTTTCATAAACGGAACGGATTATAAACTTACAGCAGGGCAAGTGGATTGGTCACTTTCAGGTTCTGAACCTGCACCAGGTAGTACCTATGAAATAACTTATCGATATCGAACTCAAGTAGAGCCAAAGAACGTTACGCAAAGTGGATTTACAATCTCAGGAGCAGTTGTCGGATCAATGGTTTTGGTTTCATATTCGTGGAAAATGCCAAGATACGATTTAATCACAATTGATTCAGAAGGGGTAATTCGTCGAGTAAAAGGATTAGCGCATCCATGGTCTCCATCAATTCCCAAAGCACCGAATGGACAATTAGTTCTTGCACAGATTTATCAAGATTGGATGAAGTCAAAACCAACGGTGACCAACAATGCTATTCGTGTAGTTCAAATGTCTGATATTGAAACAATGAAAAACATGATTCACGATTTATATTACCTGATAGCTCAGCTTGAATTGAAGAACGATGCAAACGCCAGCGATTCTGCAGCGAAGAAAGGAATTTTTGTTGATCCGTTTTACGACGATGACATGAGGGATCAAGGAATTGAACAAACAGGAGCAATTGTTGATAACAAACTTGTATTACCGATAAGCTCTGAAGTTTCAGACTTTGCGAAGGATCAACAAGTTTATATGTTACCTTACGAATTAGAGCCGATAATTTCGCAGGAATTGCAAACAGGGTCGATGAAAATCAATCCATACAACGCATTTGATCCAATTCCAGCAGATTTGAGTATAAATTTAAATGTTGATTACTGGACAGATATCGAAACGAAATGGCTTAGTCCTGTGACTTATACCTATTATGGTTGGCAAAGTAATTCATCATCAAATCAGCTTGTAAAATCAGACTCTCAAAACGCTGAGTTCATGCGACAAATCTCTCAGAGGTTCAAAATTGAAGGACTGAAAGCTGGAGAAGTCATCTTGAAAGTCACGTTTGATAACGTTGATATCACCGAGCAAATCACACAAATTGAGGAGGAATAACATGCCATTAGAAGCTGATAATCAAGGCGTCGCGCAAGGTCAATTGACCGTTCCCGCAGGAATTCCAACAGGTACTGTTCAGATCACAGTTGAAGGAAACCAAGGCAGTCGCGGAACCACAACTTACACTGCAAGCGGAACGATCACCACTGAACAAAGACGAATCGTGAACACTGTTTATTATAGATACGATCCGCTTGCTCAAACCTTTACACTCTCTGAAGGACGACATGTTGCCGGCATTGATTTATGGTTCAGATCGAAAGGAACATCTCGAGTTTTAGTGCAAATTCGAGAGACTACTGTTGGATTTCCAAATCAAAATGTCATTGCTCAAGCAAGTGTTACGCCAGATCAGATCAATGTAAACGGCACTGAAACTCGAGTTACTTTTAGACCTATTTGGCTTGAAGCCAATGTGGAATACGCGATAGTTGTTCTGACAGATGACGACATTTCTTCACTTGCAGTTTGCGAACTCGGAAAATATGATAGCATTCATGGAACTTACGTAACTAAACAAGCTTATCAAACTGGAGTGTTGCTTTCTTCCTCGAACGCCAGCACTTGGACTTCTCATCAAGATATGGATTTGGCATTCAGGCTTTTGGCTTGCAAGTTCACAGAAACTTCATACGAAATCAACCTTGGAAATGCCCTTGCTGCAGACAACACAGACATTCTTGTTCGAGGAAATGTTGAACGCGTTTCGACAAACACTGACATTGAATTTTCGCTAACTGATGAAAACGGAAAAACCAACACTTTAACAGAAGATATGCCAGTTTCTCTCAGAGAAGAGTTGTCAGGAGATTTATCTTTCAAAGTAAAATTGAGAGGTAGCAAAACTCATTCGCCAGTTCTTTATCAAGGCGTTCAACTAATGCTCGGCACTCAAGCTGAAATGGCAGATTACGTCACAAGATCGATTCAAGCAGGAACAAATACAACGGTCAGAGTTGTTTTCGCTGCCTACACTCCTGGAAATTCCAACGTCAAAGTTTACTATCAGCAACCTGATTCGAGCTGGTCTTTGATACCGCTAAGCGAAGGCTCGCCGATCGGCGATGGAGTTGAAGAAAGAACTCATATTTTGGAGTCTTACAATCAATCGACAGTTAAAATTAAGCTCGTTTTAGAGGGCAATGTACTCTATCGGCCTTATGTGAAAAATCTACGAATAACGACGGTTTAAAGCTATGATAAACGAAACAACAGTCAACAAGAATTACCCTCTACCACATCCAAAGAACATTGCAAGCCAGGATGTTGAAAGAATCGCATCAGCTATTGAGATGATTGATGAAGATGTTTTTGAGTGTGAAAAATCGATAAGCAGTGTTCAGGCAACAGTGAATACCATAGATCAAAAATCCATCAGAATTCCAGACGATCAAATCGGCATCATTAATCCAGAGCTACAAGATCTTTCAGCGAAAAAATATTTGGTAGTGAACGCTGATGCAACAGGCTTTACAACAGTTGAAGGAGGTGGCGGAGCCGGAGGTAAAAAAGGCGAAGTTCTTGTAAAAAACAGTGATACAAATTTCGATACAAAATGGATTGATCCTCGCGCGATTTTAAATCATGCATCAAAAATTCAATGCGTTTCTGATGATTTTTCATTATCAAATAACAGTTTAGTAATACTGGATAGTGAATTGTCTGAATCTCACGAAGATTTACCTCTTCAAGGAATGTCTCAGAGACAGATTTCAAATGATGTTACAGCCGATTCATTTGCTTCATATGTTTTGAAAGATGAAATTGAAGATGCTGAAGAAGAAAATGATTTGGCAAGCAAAACGAAATTCGGTCGAGTAAAAATCGGATCAGGAATTAATGTCGAGGATGGAGTGATTTCCGTTCCGAGTATCGGCATTGCATCCAAAAATGAATTCGGTTTGGTAAAAATCGGAGATGGTTTGAGCGTTTCAAAAGGAGTTGTTTCAGCGAATGAAATCTTACAAGCTTCTCACGATAATTTTGGAACAATAAAGTTGAGCGATGACTTCACTGTTGGAACGGACGGAGAACTTTTGTTGGCTGGTTCAGAAAGCAACGAAGCAATAATTTATCAAACTTCAAAAATCAGCGTTTGCGAAAACAACACATTGGCTATCAGAGAGAATTGCGCGAAATATCGGCTTGTTATCAGCGAAGATTCTGTAATTCATTTCGATTGGTCGCAAATTGAGCAGCAAAACGACATTCTATTTGATGTTGAGTTATACAGCTCGGACAAACATGTAATTTCGTTCGATGAAAACATAATTTGGGAAGCTCCTTGCACCGCCGTTGTACCAGGAAAAACAGTTGTGAGATTTTCAAAACTAATGAGTTCAAATTGCTTAACAGGAACCATGATTTCTCAAGACGAGTTTCCAGAAAAGTTGCTGACAGTTTATAACAACGGAGATGACATTGCTCCAAATTACATTTGCAGAACGACTGGAACAAACGGCTGGATTG